TCATGCTGCTTTAGCTGTTTTGTTTCTGATTTTTTCTATTATCAGTATGGCATTTGCCGTATGTATTCCAAAGAAAATCCACAGTATTTCCGTCTTCCTGTTTCTGGCCTTTATCCTTGAGAGCGAGTAATGTTGCTTTTGAGTGCCGAAGCTTCCTTCAAGCCGTGTTGCCCTTTCTTTTGAGAGTTCGCTTCTAAGCACCTTCCTCAAAGGCTCATCTTTGGCCGCCCTTCCCTTGCGCACAAAGGATGTGGATATCCCATATTTTGTACAGAACTTTCTGTTGGCATTATTGGCATATATGGAATCGGCAGCCACACATCTTACCCTTACATTCATAAGCTTCTGCTGCATACGGATACAGTCCTTCAAGCGTATACCCTCATTGAATGCCTTGAACGAGAGGTGTTCGATGAACGATATGCCGTCTATCTGTATATTATTGACCTTTGCACCGAACTCGACGGACTTGGTTTCCTTGCCTCTGACGATGGGACGTACATAATGACGGTCAATGCTGACGATGCGGTCACTGACTTTCCGCCCTTCAAACATTTCCTTTTCTTGTACAAGCACCTTTCTGATGATGGAAAGACGCTTATGATAATCCTGGGTATATCGGAGTAAAGCACCGTACTCGCTATGGATCCCATCCCTTTGACTGAGGAGCTTTTCAAGAAGCTTGATCATACGGCGCTTAAGCATTCTTGTCCTTGAAGCTCTCCTCTTTCTTTTCTTGCAGTAGGACAGATAGGATTCCGCCACATTCCTGTATTTGTTGCGCGGACGCCTTATGCCCAGCTCCCTGCAATGCCGGCATATATGCCTGTAGAGCCATTCGAGGCTTTCCCAAAGGAGTTTCATGTCCGTAGGAAAACGCATGTGGCTTTCATAGCATGTGGCATCGGTCATGCAGACGTGAAGGTTATCAAGATAAGGTTTCCAGTGTGAAGCCAGGAGCTCCTGGAAAGAATCAATGTCAAGGCGGGATGCTATCTCATTACGGATGGCACTGACTATCTTGAAGTTGGTTATGGGAAGGGACGGGGGAATCATAATTCCACAGAAAATCTGGTAGTGTATGTTCCCGTTCAGATGTTCCACCAGTTGCCTGTCGGAGAATCCGGTGTATGCCTTCAGGACCATAAGGGCGATCTTTGCGGAAGGACTGAATCTGTTCCTGCGTCCCAGGCGCCGGTCCGACAGGCCGGCGGCTTTTGCCATACATTCAAACGGAAAGACAGAATGAAGCTTGCCAAGCTCACTCTCATTAAAACTCTTGCGGTATTTTTCCAGAATATCAAATTCTGTAAAACCCAAAGTAGGGTGAATTTCTGAAATATTCACTATCTTTGCCATATCTTATTAGTTTGGATATTTCCCCCGTTTTGGCCGTCAAACCTTATTTTCGGGGGAATACCTAAAGATACAAAAAAGCCAACTAATTCGCAATACTTTGTGTATGAATTAGTTGGCTGATTTTGTAATATTTAATGAATGTCCCTAGGAGTATGATGGTTAGAAAGTCAATCATAATCTTGTGTGTCTAATTTGTTATTTTAGCCATTTTGCAACTCCACCATGATGTGAGCATGTTCCTCTACGGCTTTTGCTAAAACTATATGTTCCATCTCTACATAAAGCTGTTGCTCCAGGAGGCGCGGAATTATAATAAGTTGGAGATTGTACTCGTTCTCCCTTTGAATTTGTATAATATTTAATAGATGTACTGTTATTGTATGTAGTAGTACATTCAATTTTTTCTTTTGAAAGGTATTTTGTCGAAACATATCCTATGTATCCATTATAGTTTACCGGAATCCATTTACATTCACAGTCTTCATCTATGGTAACTTGAGTGCCTTTAGGTATTTGAGTAATAATAGCAGAGGTTGTATTAGGAGCCTCTCTCAAATTTAGATTTGCCATAACATATCTTATAGTATCTTGCTGAATGGAAAGTTGAGCATTTAACAAGCAAGAAAATAAAAAAGAAAAAAATAGTATTATTCCTCTTTTCATAATTTCAAATATTTAGTTTGTTCTTTAATTCGTTGAAAGTATCTGGATTCTCAAAATCTCCCCAACAGTATTTCTTGTATCTGTCCCGGTCGAAGCTGTCTTTTTTCTCATAAACAATCAGGTAATCCTTATCACATAAAACAATCACAGAAGAATTAAGTAATCGGGCGTATGAGCGCGCTTGCAAATATGCTTCTTCTCTTTCCTTGTTATTCCTCATACACAGCTTGGCTTCAATCAACACTTTTGCCCTTTCCTCATTTGGTTTATTGCCATAATGTAACGCATAATCTGGGAATATCCTATGTCCTCTCCCTGCTTGGATTGGTAACTGCCGGATGAAGTCTTTGTTTTCATACCATCCCATAGAGTTAAGCAATGGTTCCAGCAATTGCTGTTCTACATCATGTTCGTACTCTATAATTACGTCTTTGGGCAAGGTTGGGGCATACAATTTTGGCAAAACCTCTATATCAAATCCTTTTGTTTTTATCATCCGAAGTAACTCTGAATAGTTCTCACTGTTAACCGACCAACCATTTACTCCCTGAAAGTTTTTTCTAACAAGTGGGTGTTTGAAAAAATATTCATCAGTTTGTAGTTCTTTCAAAGTAATGTGAGGAATATTTATTCTATTCCCAATATAGATACACCCGTAGTATCGGAATAGAGGGTCTATTACGCCATCCGTAAGCGATATCTCTATGCAAGTGATTGCACTGATTGGGGACGTTTCGTAATGAACAAGAATATCCCCTTTCTTTGTTTCGGGGCTTGACTGCCAGAATTTCGATTCTAAGGATTTATCTTCTTGGTATAACCTGCCGCCAATGAACCAGACTTGTGACGGTTTGGGCATGTCTATTTTCTCGCTTGGGAGATTATTAGGTGCGAAGTCGTATAGGAAAGACCATAGATCTGCTGGAGATAGTCCATTTTCTTTTCTGAACAAATAAAACACCTCGCAAAGTTCCCAATAATACATGCACCTTCCTTTGTAATCAGTTCTTTTGGGAATATTGGGGAGGTCTATGTTAAAGAAATCCGCTATTTTATTCAGCTCGAATATTCGGCAAAGGAACAGGTACGGGAAGAAATATTCTGGGGCGAACTGTGATAAGACATAGGACATCGGCTGGATAATCCCAAGCATATTCTTGAAGTCGTTAGCAGGAAGCCATTGTTGCCCTTCTACCCTTATGCCTAATGTGATAAGTGAAATGTATAAATCTTTTGCTTCTTCCAATGAGCTGGGATGGTCATAATCTGATACACCGTAGCAATATATATTCTCCAACCAATCGTTATATAAATCTTCTGGTATGAAATTAGCGTACGGACAATAATCCTTGAATAAAACATATCCTCCCGCATCGGAAAAGTATTTTATCATCTCTATTCCGATTGTGGTCTGTTTATATAGGTCCCATGTGTATTGGTTGAAACTCATGGCGTTTATTTCATAGTGTTCATCCTAATGCTTAGTTTAACTAAAGCTAGCGCCCTAACCGAAGATAAAGGAAAGTCTTTGGGTTGGTGATGTTGATTATAACTTACTAATTTAATCCACTCACATCCTCTCTCTGATTGATTTATGTATTTAACGGTTAGATATTCTTCTCCTTCTATATCTATTGAAACTAAGTACATTTCCCCGTAAAATATATGTTGTATTTCTACTGGTACTTCTTTATAAGCTATGATATCTCCTGATTTCAACAAAGGATACATAGAATCTCCTTTTACATATACTGCACCATCGCATTTGGGTATGTTAGGTATACTTATTTTCCCTAATATATTTTGATCCTTGTTTACTAAAAGTGATTTCAAATTTGCAGCAGCTTCAATATCATATAGATAGAGTTCCCCATTTTCTTCTACTTTTTCAGTGTATTTAGGCTTGTTAATAATGGTTACTTCCTCTAGCTCAACGTCATCGCTTACTGATTGTTGAATGAGTTCACTTAGAGACATATTTAAAGATTTTGATATGGTTATCAATTCTGATAATTTTCTTTTAGATAAATCATCATATCTACCTATGTTCGTAGATTCTATACCTAAAGCATCTGCAACAACTTTATTTGTAACACCTTGATTTTTAATTATCTGTCTTAATGTTGTCATTTTTTGATATGTCAAATTAGATATTATTAACACAAATAATAATCAAAAATGATATCAATAATCAAAATTGATAGTATATTTGCATCATCAAATTAACCTGATACAAAGAAACGAAGATTAATTCAGATTTCAAATAGTATAAACATATTAAAATACACGATTATGAGAACAAGAGAATTTTTACACGAAGTAATGAGCCTTGCTTGGCAGTTCGTTAAGCGTAATGGCTACACCATGAGCGAAGCAATGAAGGTCGCTTGGGCTAATTTGAAACTGAAAGGTGAGATGAAGAAGAAGATAGTGAAGTTCTACTTCAAAAAAGTGGACGGTTCTGTTCGTGAGGCATACGGTACACTAAATGAAAAGCTGATGCCTGCCATCACTGGTACTGACAATAGAAAGAAGAATGATACCGTCCAGACTTACTATGATACTGAACGCCAAGAATTCAGATGCTTCAAAAAAGCTAATCTGATGTCAATCGCATAAAAGATATGGATATGAATGCTTACACGATTAACCAGCAGTTGGATAGCCTTTATAAAGATTTAGAGGCAGCTCACAACAACGATGAAAGGACTGTTTGCCTGATGTTCAATGCTGATAGCAAAAAAGAAGTTATCCAGTTGATAACGGATGAGATAGACAGTTTGGAAGATGCCTTAAAAGGTTTTGAAACTTGTGAAGATGATGGCATGGATTACGATGCTCTATGCCGGGTACAAGGTATCAGCCGATACGCATAATACACGATTATGCAATGCACGACAGCCCTACGGACGGATTGAACGGCAACCGATAGCGAGAATCGGGTAGGGTACTATTGATTGGTTCTTTGACATATTGATACGATAAAAAGATATATTTCTGCGAAGGCACGTAAGCGAAGCCAGTGATGGTGGATAGTGGTGGGTGCAAGTGGAACGGAATTGACACCGATAGCAACCGAGGATAAGCCGACAATGGGCGAATGGTTGTATATGTCTGATGGTGGTAAAGCCACGAAGTTGAAATGGTTTTTACTTTCAGCACGCCAATTTGTCTTTAGCGTGGTGAGTATGCTTGGTTAGGCACAAGTATCGCTGAAAGGTCTTATAGTCTGTACTGAACTGAAATAAGGTTCTGCTATTCGATTAGGGTACAGATACTTATTTAAATTTATACGATTATGAAAACAATCCAATTCGTTTTATCTATATTGGTTAGTATATGTGCTGCCGGTATGCTTTACGGGGCTATTACTACTTACAGTCCTATGAAAATATTCTCTATCACTATAATGAGTGTTATATGTGTAGGGTGTGTGTCGCTCATGAGAATAACTTATAGAGAACTTAAAACAGACCGCTAAAAGGTAGTCCTATAATCCGGCACAAGGCGCATGGGGATGAGTGCACAATCACCTTGTAAACCAGCTGGGCGGTAATTTATGAAGTAGCATTGTTGGAATGCGTGTAAGCGATTAATTGTTGGTATTAACTTATATTCTAATTTATATATTCATTTAGCTTACAAGAAGTAGGTTCGACTCCTACCTTTTTAACGACATTTTAAATTTATACGATTATGACAGTGGAAGAATTAAGAGGCATGACGCATGAAGATTTAGTAAGGCGTGTGCAAGAGCTGGAAGAGGCTAACGAGAAATTAGCTGAAGAGAAAAATACATGGTATAAATCTTGGAGTGATTTGAAACAGAAGTTTGATCATTTCAAGAATGCGGTTAAAAGCATTGTTCTGATAATAGATTAGATATTCGTGTTTTATATTGTGTTTGTACTGGGTGTGCCGTCCGTGAGGATAGTGCACCTTTTTTAAAAAAGGATGGTTAGCTTATCGGTTAGAGCTTCGTATTGCGCAAACAATTGGCACGATTGAGAGGGGTTCGATTCCCTTACCATCCACGAATCATTAATTAAATTTTACTCTTATGGCAAAAGAACTGAAAGAAAGAACAGAAATCAAGAAAAAGCTGAAAAAGAAGAATGACAGAATCAGCTTTGACTTTAGCGACAAACTTGCCGGACAGCTTCGCAGGTGTACCGCTGATCTTAACAGGCTGGCAAGGATTGACCGGATAATAGACAAGGAGCAAACTTTGTATTCGGTGGACACTAACAGGGAAGCCGGATATATTGAGGTTATCCGCAATTATTAATCAGCTGACTTGCACGATTATGAAGAGAGTTTTTAATGAACTTACACCTGAATGCGAGATTACGGCACGAATGTATGCACAAGGGTATGAGAAGAAGGAAATAGCCGATTTGAAATGCAGGGCTGTGAGCACGATAAACAACCAGTTGCAGAAGGCTTTTGAGATTCTTCATGTAAGAAATGGAAGAGAACTGGCGACCATGCTATATGAGCGTCTGGCTGGCATGAAATTCACTATGGATTTCCCACCAATAGCCCGTTCTGTTATCGCCTGTTGTTTATTATGTGTGTTTTCAATTACGTTTTATCAGGATTTCCATTCGGATATGCGTAGGGCAAGACGGATTAGAGAAGAGAAAATAGAATTTCTGAAAGATATGATATGAAAAGAGGAAAGGTTGAATCCGTACAGAAACTTTGGCTTAATAAGGATGAAGCGATGGCTTATTTGGGGTGTAGCGTTGATTACCTTGATAAACTTAGGAATAACGCCCAGGTTTCATTTGCCAAAGATGGAAAAATGATTTGGTACAATTTGGAGTCGATCAACAGATTTTTGAATAGAATGAAAGTAATATAAACCCTTTAAATTTTACGATTATGAGTCTTATTAAAAAATCAAATGAATTAGTAATTCCTACCACTGTAAAGATGATGATTTACGGTCAGGCTGGTATGGGAAAATCAACAGTGGCATTGAGCGCACCGAAACCGTTATTATTGGATTTCGATAATGGCGTTAAGCGTATGAATATGGCGCATTTGGAAAACATAGATACTGTACAGGTCACTTCATGGAGTGATGTTCAACAGGTCTTGCAGGAGGATTTGTCTGCCTATCAGACAATCGTGGTAGATACCATTGGCAAGATGATGGACTTCATCATTACTCACAAGTGTGGAACCCGCCAGCCGTCCATCCGTGATTGGAGCGGTATCAATGCAGAGTTTTCATGGATGACACGAACACTTTCGGGGCTTAACAAGCACATCATTTTCGTTGCCCATCGCGACACAAGAAAAGAAGGTGATGATACGGTGTTTATCCCTGCCTTGCGTGAAAAATCCTACAACTCTATCGTTACTGAACTGGATTTGCTCGGTTATCTTGAAATGAAAAGCGAAAGAGGCGTCCAAAGACGTACTATCACTTTTGACCCAACTTCAAGAAATGACGGTAAGAATACTTGCAATCTTCCTTCAGTGATGGAAGTTCCTACCATCCTTGACAAGAATGGTAATCCAACCGCAAAGAACGACTTTATCACCGCCAAGATAATCAATTCGTATTTGGGTATGCTTGCTGCCAAGAAAGAGGCACAGGAAAAGTATGATAAAGTTATTGAAGAGATAAAAGAACAGATCGAACTTATTACGGATGCGGAATCTGCCAATAATTTTATCGCGCAAATAGATAACTTTGAGCACGTTGGTTCTTCAAAGCAAATGGCGGCAAAGTTGGTAGCTAACAAAGCGAAGTCTTTGAATCTGAAACTTAATTCAGAAAAGAAATATGAACCAGCAGCCTAAATATCGTATTTACGCAACGCTTCTTGATGCCTTTGGGGCATATCTGAATAGTGATGTGATTTGGGATAAGTACTGGGGGTGGTCAGAAAATCCACCCCATACTCCCGAAGAATTTCACGAACAACAGTTTCAAGAACTGATAGACCAGATTAACCGCAAGCCATTCGATAGCGAAGCGGCAGACCGTGGTACGGCTTTCAATGAAATCATTGATTGTATGATTGAGAACCGTAAATCTTCTATAATGGAAATTAGCAAGGCATATCACGATGACGGAAAACTTTACGGGATAAAAGCTGTTTACAACAATCGCACTTTCACTTTTCACATTGACCTTTGCCGCGAGTTTGCCAACTACTACAAAGGAGCATTAACCCAACAAAGAGTAGAAGCCATCTTGCCTACTGCATACGGTAGTGTATTGGTTTATGGTCTGATTGACGAACTGATGCCTACCAGTGTTCACGACATCAAAACAACCGGTAGTTATACCGTGGGAAAGTTCAAAGATCACCACCAGCATTTAGTATATCCTTATGCTCTTATGCAGAATGGGTCGGATGTACGGACATTTGAGTATAACATTGTAGAGTTCAACAAAGGCGGTTATGTGGTAGATACCTATACAGAAACATACGTTTTCAATCCTGAACGTGATATTCCTATTCTTACTAATCATTGTGAGGAATTTATCCGGTTTTTGGAAGAAAACAGAAAATTGATAACTGACACTAAAATCTTTGGAAATGAATGATGGAGTTTATTTTGGCGAAAATGGTAACGAGGTAATCGTAATCAATGGATTTGAATACTCACGAGAAGAATTTGATTCCCTTGTGGATATGTGTGGAGATTGCAATATGTAATAAAAAGAACCAGTAATATTAGATTATGGCCAATCAAATAACCGGACGGATAACCGAAATCGGACAAACTGTTCAAATACCATCCCAAAATGGTGGTTCCTCATTTACAAAACGGGAGTTCATTTTAGATGCTACCACTTACGACCCTTATACGGGAGAGCGTAGCGAGTATGAGAATGTTATTCCCTTAGAGTTTTCAGGCGATAAGTGTGCAGAACTTGACCGCTTTAATCAGGGTGATGTTGTTACTGTATCATTTGTCTTACAAGGGCGTTCTTGGACGAATCAAGACGGAGAACTCAAGCGTATGGCATCTATTCGGTGCTACAAAATAGATGCGCGTGGTGGTGTATCGCAACAAACAACATCGGTACAACAGCCAGCGCCACAACCGACCTATCAGCAACAGCCGCAGAATTTCCCGCCTCCGGTTGATGCTAATGGCAATGTAAAGGACGATTTACCTTTTTAGCGTATGTTGTTCGACTTGAAGAATGAATATCAAATACCCAAGTTCAAGGAGTATGTAAACAAGCTGTTTAGTGAACGTGCGGTGGTGGAAGTGAAAAAGAAACTACCTAACCGCACGCTTGCCCAAAACAGCTACTTGCATCTTCTTTTAGGGTATTTCGGTAGTGAGTACGGTTGCAGTCTCGACGAAGCAAAAATTGATTTTTATAAGAGGACTTGCAACCGTGATTTGTTTGAGAGAAAGACGGTCAACAAGAAAGGTAAGGAAGTAACTTACTTAAGAAGTTCTGCCGAGCTGACAACAGGTGAAATGACTTTGAGTATTGACCGTTTTCGTAACTGGAGTGCATCAGTGGCAGGTATCTATCTGCCGGCTGCAAATGAACATCAAATGCTGATATACGCCCAGCAGGAAATACAAAGAAATCAAGAATTTATTTAGTTATGATAGAAACAAGAAAAACAGAAATCAGGTATGTGACATCTGACCCGAAAAAGATGCTCAACATGTACCTTGCAAAACGTGTCCTCAAAACATGGGAGGAGTCTTTCATTGATGAAGATACAGGTGAAACAGTAACCATCGAACGGAATGAAATTCTTTTTGACCGTGGCACGCTGATAGACCAAGACACTTTGGCGAAAATTCGTTTCAGTATGGAAGCTGACGGCATTAAGGAAGTGGAAGTCAGCAACCAGAACCGCTTGGCATTCGAGAACGAGAACAAATTCTTATATCCCTATCTTGCACAGGCACAAATAGGGGACAAGAAACATAAGTTCCTGCTGTATGCCACCGGATTGGAGAATTCTTGTAGTATCTTGAAAGATTACATCGAACTAAACTATATGTTCGGGTTCACCTTGACAATGGTCAAGGAGTTCGATTCTTGTGTGATTCTTACTGATAATTTGAAAGAACGCAAGGTAGATGATGCCACCCTCGAAGAATTAAAAGATACATTCCTTTTAAACGATTCTGTAACGGAAGAAGATGAAGAAGAGGGAGATTCCAAGCCCAATGAAAAGAAATTCTATCAGATTGAGACGAAAATCACATTCACGGATGGGGAGAATGAAGACGAGAGAGTTCAGACTTTTGTCGTGAACACCTTCAACGTTGACAGAGCAATGATGCTTATTACCCACTATCTCAAAAACAAAGAGGAAGAATGTGAGATACAAGCCAAAGAAAAGGGACATGAGTTCAGAAAGAGGGAAATACATACAGCCATTGAATCAGCCAAACCTATCCCGGTCGGGCGGTTTATTCCGAAAGAGTTTTCAATGGCTTATATGGAATAACTTTGTTAACCTGCCTGTCCGGTCTGTGAAGATGGGGCGGGCGAAAATGGGGGTGCGCAGTGGAGTGCTTTTGACTTTCGAGAGGTGCACATGGTAGAAAGTACGGTACGTGAGATATAAGGAGTAATTAACCTTAGAAGTAGCGCAAAAGGATATAGTCCTTAATTGGGTGTTCGAATCGCTCCATCTCCACATAAATGTGAGCCACACATAAATGGCATGGGTTAGTAAATAATGGTTGTGCCCCGGAGAATACGCTTCGGGGCTTTTAATTGTAACGTATGGAAAGTTGGCAAGAAGTGACAGATTTAAAAACGAGTATTGTACGGCATTTCCAAGAAGAGGTTGGTGCTTCGTATGACTTTAGAGATATTATAGACAATCTGGATGACGATGAGGTTTTGGATTCTATCATAAGTTGGGCGAAAAATAACGGAGTAAGAATTTTTAATGACAAGATATGCCATACTACATAAAACGAACAAAGGCCAAGAAGAAAGACAAGCCTTTACCCTTGTTTGATAAAGCAGGGGTAACAGTAAAGAAAAAGCCGGATTTGAAAGCTAAGCTCGACAAGGAGTTTTCCCTTTTTATCCGGCTTCGTGATGCAATGCCAAACGGGTATTTTAGATGTATCTCGTGCGGACAGATAAAGCCGTTTACACAAGCAGACTGCGGGCACTATTTCAGTCGTACACATTTGGCAACACGGTTTGATGAGAATAATTGCCATGCCGAATGCCGGCACTGCAACAGGTTCAAAGCCGATCATTTGGAAGACTATCGGGTGAATCTGATAGCCAAAATCGGGCAACAGAAATTTGACTTGCTGAAAGTGAAAGCTGATGGTACTTCCAAAATGACTGATTTTGAGTACGAACAGCTAATCAAGTATTACAAAGCACTTAATAAGAAGTTACGAAAGGAGAAAGGGTTATGAATGATTTGGAAGCAGGAACATTTGTCATGATGATCAAGAATGATGATGGTTCATTCTCTCCGGTTGGATTAAGTAAGGAACAGGCTTATATAATCCGGACATTTCTTTCCAAACTTAGTGAGGATTCCCCTTTTATCATTAAATCAGAAGATAGATATGTACAAACTACGTGATTACCAACAGAAAGCCTCTGATGCTGCCGTTTCTTTCTTCAATAACAAGGCGAAGAAAACAAATGCCATTATGGTGTTACCTACGGGCAGCGGAAAGTCGCTTATCATAGCGGATATAGCTGCAAGGCTTGACGGTCATACCTTGGTGTTCCAGCCCTCGAAGGAAATACTCGAACAGAACTTTAAGAAACTCTGCTCATACGGTATTCTTGATTGCAGCATTTATTCAGCTTCTTTCAACTCTAAAGAAATAAGCCGGATAACATTCGCCACCATCGGCAGTGTGAAGAATCATCCCGAACTGTTCACCCACTTCAAGAACATCATTGTGGATGAATGTCATCTTGTAAACCCCAAAGAGGGAATGTACAAGGATTTTTTTGATGCAGTGAAGTGTAAGGTTCTTGGACTGACAGCAACGCCATACCGTTTAAGCTCCAGCCGTGATTTCGGCTCCATGCTGAAATTTATCACTCGGACAAAACCTCATGTCTTTTCAGAGGTCATTTATCATGTACAGGTATCAACCCTATTAGATATGGGCTACTTGGCGAAGTTGGATTACTATTCAATGAATCCTTCAGGGTGGAATGAACTTAACTTGAAAGTAAATACTACTGGTGCCGACTATACGGATAGGTCAGTTCAAAAAGAATATGAACGGATAGACTTCTACGGTTATCTCGTTCATATCGTCCAAAGGCTGATGAATCCCAAAGCCGGAGGAAAACGGAAGGGTATTTTGGTCTTTACCCGTTTTTTGAAAGAAGCGGAACGGTTAACGATGTCAATACCCGGTTGCGCTATCGTTTCAGGTGATACTCCTAAGAAAGAACGTGAACATATTCTTGAGGCGTTCAAAGCTGGTGAAATCCCGGTAGTAGCTAATGTGGGTGTACTTACGACTGGCTTTGACTATCCGGAACTTGATACGGTCGTTATGGCACGTCCTACAATGTCACTTGCCATGTGGTATCAGATAGTCGGTCGTGCCATCCGCCCGCATCCTTCTAAAGAATGTGGATGGATTGTGGATTTATGCGGTAACATCAAACGTTTCGGAGAGGTGTCGGATTTACGATTGTTTGATAGCGGTAATGGTAAGTGGGCTGTATTTTCTAACGGAAGGCAATTAACTAACGTGAGATTCTAAGACTATGGACGAAGGATTTTTGAGGCTAAGCCGCAGGTTTTTCTCGAATGAAATGTGGAATGAAGCCCGTACTTTTAGCAGTTGCGAAGCGTGGTTAGATTTAATTCAGTCTGCACGATTTGAGGCAACGCCCCGAAAGGAGAGTATCGGAGGTCGAGAAATCTCTTATTCAAGAGGTCAATATCCTGCATCCATAAGATTTCTGTCACAGCGTTGGAAATGGTCTGAAAAGAAGGTGCGTTCCTTTCTTGTGCATCTTAGAAAGAAAGGTATGATAACTGTTGAGTGCAATCAAGGAATGAACCTTATAACCTTATGTAAATATGAAGAATATAATCCAATGGGCACAACCAAGGGCACAAGTAAGGACACAGGTATTGAAAAGGAAATCAATGAATTAAGACACGAATGGGCACAACTAAGGGCACAACTTGGGGCACAGTCCATGAACAACAATCTACCGCAATCCGAACTTTTACAAAAATCAGGGCACACAGAGGGCACAAATACAAAGAAAGAAGAAAGAGAGTATATAGATATATCTCTACATCAAAAGAAAGAAAATACTCCTGACGGAGTATCAAAGAAAGCCAAGCTTTCTTCGCCCTCCCCCTCTGAAAAGATTGATTACAGCGGATTGATGGAATACTATAATACCACATTCAAAGACAGACTCCAGCAGATAAGATCAATGACTGATGTGAGAAAAAAGGCTGTAAAAGCCCGGATAGCCCAATATGGGAAAGAGTCAGTGAGGAGTGTTTTCAATCTCATTCTTCAATCCCCGTTCTTACTTGGAGCTAATGACCGCAATTGGAAATGCGACTTTGATTGGATTTTCAAACAAGCAAACTTTACTAAAATATTGGAAGGAAACTATAATGGGACAAGACTTAGTAAAAATCAACAGGATAGCGAGCAGCGAAAACGTGATTCAGTTCTTGCAGTCGCTACAACCGTTAGAGAAGCTGCCGCAAAAAAGAGAAAGGAACTTGAAGCAGAGGGCGTTATTGAATAAATATCCCGATCCTGCACAATTCATTCTTGATTACAACCCTGATTTGCAGTTCAAACTTGTCAGATGTAATGCAACCCATTCAGAACTGGCGTTGAATGACAGCATTCCGAGTTTAGGGCTATTGTCTTCTACTTATGGGGATGAAACACCGATAGAATGGCTAAAGATACAATTTGGTTCATTGAATGACTTTGCAGAAGTTTCAACCAAGATAGCGAAAGAGCAACTTTCTGAACTATCGGAGATATTCCTTTCGGAGTATTATTATATAAATGCCGCTGAAATCTGTTTTTTCATAGCACGGTTTAAGTCAGGGAAGTATGGGCGGTTCTACGGTTCAATAGATCCATTGAAAATAACAAGTGCGATGCTGGACTACGTTTCTGAACGTCGGAAAGATATTGAACGGAAAGAGCGTGAACGATACAGAAACCAACGTGAAAAAGAGATAGAGGAGCGTGGAGATAACAGAATCTCTTATGCTGAGTACATTGAAATCAAGCACCGTGCTGATGCAGGAGATGAGGAAGCTAGAAAAATGCTGATATCACCATGAGAATAACCGTTTACTGGGTAACAAGAAATCCGGATGTTATCGTAAGAATCCGGAAAAAGTTCAATATCCCAAGTTATACTTCCGTGAACTACGAAACAGAATGTGAAATCAAGAATGAAGACTTTCCACTGTTAGAAGAAACAGAACGAAGGGGATTCATTCGAATTAGAAATAAGAATACACGATTATGCAAGGAACAGACAAACTGAATACGATAACCAACATCGTATTTGTCCTCACGGACGTTTTAGAAACCAACCTTCTAGAAATGCAGCAGCAATAT